CCGGGTCGGCTGCGGGCAAGGTCGGGATTCTCCCGGTTATTTCGTGGAAATTGTGCCGGTACAGCTCCTGCGTCTGTTCGTCCACTTCTTGTAAGGATAAGCCTTCTATGAAGCTGATCTGCGGCACATCCTCCAACTGCTTGATATTAGACACACTCAATCACCACCTTCGGAATAAGCACGCCTTGGCCTACTTGTGTATCATCCCATTCCACGCGCAGCACTCTGACCCTTGGCTCATAGCGTGCCGTTTTTCGCACGATTTCCGCGGTCAAAAGCGCCTTTGCAGTATCTAAGGGTTTATCCACTGCTTCTGTGGATATGCCGAAATCGCGGTCAAGCGCCTGCTCTCCCGGTCTGCTTGAGTACAAGGTAGTCAGGCATCTGCAAATGTCCTGCGAATCCGTGTCACTTGCAGCCGCAATCACGATTGCCGCTACTCCTAAGATCATTTGTATTCCTCCATGCTCAAGCTCACCTGGCAGCGCGCCAGCTTGCCGCCGCGCTTCACAACATCCCATTCTTCGGAAACATCCGTCAACTTATATTGGCACATACCAATCGGCATACTTCCGATAATGAGATAGTCCACATATCCTTCCTCGGCCATCTTGCGCATCAGCGCCAGCATGATCCGGGGCGGCACGCCATAGCTGCTATCCAAGGTCACGTCAAAGCTAAAGCTCTTTAGTTTCGGACCGACGTATTCGCTCTTCGCTTTTCCGCCAATCACATCATGCGTAACCCAGTTGCTTCCGGTGCTTCCCTTGATATTGCTTGGCGTAAATACCGCAAGAGAACTTACTGAAAATATTAAAGATCCAAAGCATCCAACCCACATATTCTTCGCTCCTTACGGAATAGGCGCGCTCGTCGGGCTGCCGCTAAACGCGCTTGTGTGCTGGTGATTTTTCAGGCTTATTCCGCTGACAACCACATCGCCACTTCCGCCTGTAATGTTGACGGTCGAGGCCGTCACGGTCGCCGTCGAGGCGGTGATGCTCACCTCCGATGGCGCCGTCACCGTCACCGAGCTGCCGTCGATTTCAACCGTGCAGCTGCCAACTTTTAGGGTCAGTTTCCCCTTGATCTCGATTTGCTCGTCGCCCTCGATGGCTTCCGTTTTATTCTTCTTGAGTTCCACCTTGTGGTCGCCGTCGTTGTGGAATTTGCTCTCGCCGCTTTTTCCGTCATAGCGGAACATACACTTTCCGGCTGCCTTGTCGAAATCCTTGCGGTACAAGCCTTCAAAACCTTCTGGCGGTTTTTCCTTCTCGCTCCAAAGCCCACCGAGCACCGCACCGTCCTCGGCTCCATTCGAATTGTGGATCACCGCCACGGTCTGTCCGACCTCCGGCATTTGGTATTCCCGGTTGGAGATCATGCCGATTTTGTCCGTAACGCTGTCGTCTCGATCCGCATAGGTGATCTCCATACTGCCTGCTTCGTAGTCGATGTTGGACACCTTGCCAAAGCGCACTACATCCGCCATTAAGTTACACCCCCAACGTCTGCCGCATCAACCCAGCCTGTGACATTCTTGCCGACCGGCAGCTTCCCGCATCGGGATTTTAGATTCGTGATTCTGTATCTGCCCGCGATTAACTCTCCATCGTACAGGTAGTACACGCCCGTAATCCTGGCCACGGGATCTTTTGCTGTGCTGGTGTAATACAGCGGTACGCTACGTAGTGTCACCACGGCTCCCGCCGCTGTCTCTTCCTCGTCATCGCCGGAGATCTTGCTGCACTTAAACTTCGTTACCGTTCCGCCGCTTTTTGAGAAAGTGTGCGTCAACTTGTCGATGAAGTATTTGCCGTCCAGTTTTCCGTACCCAGTCAGCCGGATATTCTGCGTCGCAGATAGGTCTATGCGCCCCATCGTGCTAAAGCTGATTTGTGTAGCACTGTGGTTTGCGTTGTCCATGGCCGCCTTTAGCCGTCTCTCGGCGTCTGCCTCGCTGGACGCATACTTGTCGATACGCTTGGTGCGCCCGCTGGTTCCGATCTCCACACGAATATTTACACCGGTTTTCTGGTTTGAGTAGGTCCAGAGGCCCCTAGTGTAGGTTCCCGTAAACGAATCATTCCAGCTAAAGCTACCTTTTGTGATGTCGCCTTTCCCAAAGGTTGCGACCGCTTTTTTCTGCTTGTAGGCTTCTCGGTCATAAATCCAGAGCTTTTTTGAATAAGCCTTGAGGGTCAGGCCGTAGTCGCTGCACAGATCGTTCAAGAAAGAGCTGTCCGTTCCTTTCTGCTCACGCTTAACAATGGTTGCATCCTCTCCATCTAGCACCACTTCAAGGTCATATCGCCCGGCAATCGTCTGCGCAATTTGTTTGATCGATGTGTTCTTCCACACAAATTCCCGGTCCTCTTCCGAGAAATCTGTGTTGTTTGGCTTCGCTGCTGCGCCGATAGAAAGCGTGGTCGGTGCCTCGCCATAGCCCAGATCGTCAACAAACAGTACCCCGCAATTGAGCGTCGCGCTATCGCCTTGCTCCTGCCAATTCGACACTGACATTTCCGGGGATAACGTGGTTCCCTTGTCAGGGAGCCACGTTGTTATCCACTTCTCGTCGGTCGCATTGACGGTGATCTTTACGCTGTCGCTTTCATTGCTGGCGCTGTCCTCGTAGGTAATGCTCTCCACGTCTGGCGAAATATCTGCCGTAATGTCTTTTCCGTTATAGAGGATCTTGAGGGCAAATTCTCTTGCCTTTGTTCGCACCATATCAAACCTTCCACGGCGGCAGCAGGCCGCTCTTTTCGTCTGTGAGTTCCGGCGTATTCAGCACAACTCCTGAATCAAAACGGAATGTGTCAAGATACCCCCGGTTTGATTCCATGAGGATGTCCGCATGGATTTCCGACCCGTAGATTTCTTTTGCGATCCCGTCCCATGTATCGCCGCTCTTGGTCGTGTACGCCATTGTGTCCACCTCACATTGCATAGCTCTTCCTGCCCTTTTCGCGGAAGTAACGTTCGATCATTTCCACAAACTTCTCATAGAGTTCTTCTGTAAGCTGGCGAATCTGCTCTTCGTCGGCGTCGCCCTGAATGGTGATCTGCGGCGAGAAAATAAACTGCGCCCCGGTGCCATTGTCCGAATCATCTTCAACTCCCAGCATCCGGCCTGCGGTTCTCCACAGGTCGATGTTCTGGTCGCGCACGCCGCGCTGAAAACTGATGACTGCCTCAGTTCCGCTTTCGCCTGCAATACTCGGTCCGTTCGTAAAGCCGCCCTTTGCAAACTGAGGAACGGGCACCTCTGTAAGGTTGAACCCAAACGATTTGCCGCCAAAATTCGGCACCCAATCTGGAACTGTGACCTGAATTTTATTCAGCGCCCGAATGATCCAGTTTACAACGCTGACCGCCGCTGTTGCCAGGCTTTGCACAAAGCCGATGATTCCGAGTATGACCGGTTCGATGATTGGCAGCGCGCCCTTCACTAAATCCACGCCCAATTTGATCGCATTGATCAGAGTAGTGCCGACCAAACCAATGACCGTGGATAGCAGCGGCATAATCGCCGGGAACAGTTCCTCGACGGCAAATCGGAAAATCTCTTCGAAAAGAGGTTTCAGGTGGTTCACTCCGAGGTCTACGATCTGCCCTATCACGCTTGTTACAGATTCAATGACCGGAATAAGCGTGCCGAAGGCATTGCCTGCTCCTTCGCCGAACACGTTTGTGATAAGCTGCTGGACGCCAGCCAGCCCTTCCGGGGTGAAAAAACCGGTCACCTTGTCGAACACCGACTGAATGCCAGAGGTAAACCCGTCAAAAAGTGTAAGCCCTTTCTCACCGAATATGTTTCCGACTAGTGTTCGGACATCCTCAAAATGGTCGCCCAAAATGCTAACAAGTGCAACGATTGAGCCGATGCCTAGGATGGCCGGGCCGAACATCGCGAGCAGGCTGCCGAATCCGCTCAACAGCGGGCTGATTGCTGCGCCGACTGCCCCAAGCGGACTTTTTGCAGAGACGATCCCTCCCAAATATCCTGCCACCTTGCCGGCCCCCGTTTTGGAGAAGGCTTTCATCAGCGCTTGTAGGTTTTTATCTCCCGACGCTTTCTGCTTGAGAATGTCCATCATGGTTCCGGCGTTGCCCGTCGCGTTAAACAGATCCAGTCCATAGCTACCATAATCGGCAGCGCCTTTCAGGATATTGCCAAAACCGATCTTCGATACCGTCCCAAGGAATCCTTTTCCTTGCGTTGCCTTAGAGACGCCGGTAAATATACCCGAAAACAACGACGTTGCGCCGCCCACCATGCTTTCGATCTGTGGCGCAAAGCGCATCCCGGCCCAGGCCGCTGTGATCGCAGTGATAACGCCGATTACTTGCGGCCCATTATCGACGAGATACCCAAAGCCTTCTTGCAGCTTCGGTGCCCACTCGTCGATTTTGTCCAGCGCCTTTTCGATGCCTTCTTGGATCTGTGGCAGAACATCTTTTGCAAACTGCTTTGCGTATGGGAGCATTCTCATGCCGATTTCTTGCATGAATACGCTGCCCGCATTTTTGATAATATCCGATATGCTGTTGAAATTGTCGATGCTGGTGTAGAAAGCACGATCCGTTGCGCCCTCTGCGTTCTTGAGCTGATCGAGTTTATCCATGTACACGTCCATCGTGTTCAGGATTCCTTGTGCAGCTTTCAGGTCGCGCATCGAGAAAAGCGACGCAAACTTTGTGGCGTCTCCGCCTGCGTATTCGCCCAGCAGACGAATGGATTCACCGATTCCGTTTGTCTGCACCATTGCATAAGCCGATTCATAGCCGAGTGCATTCACCGCTGCGGTAAGCGCCTTCGACGGTTTCAGCATCTTCGTGTACATGGTGTTCAACGCGGTGCCTACCGTTTCTGTGTTACCAATTACGCCCGTCAGGGTCGCGAATCCAGCATAAAGCTCTTCCTGGCTTACGTTTAATGCTGCCGCACTGCCCGATGCTTTTTGAATGCCACTTGCCAGCTCCGGCATAGTGGTCTGGCCCAATCGAATTGTCTCAAAGGACAGATCGCTCACACGCTGCACCGCTTCAAGGGATGTGTCATTGTAGGCTTTTGTTACAGCGGCCAGAGCGTTAACAGTATCGACCATTTCGGCTTGACCGGCAATAGACGACTTCGTGGCTATCGAAGTAATGCCCGCAATGTCTGCTGCCTGGCCGAACGCCGAAACGACCTGATACATTCCTTCTGAAATCTCAGTGCTGGCTTGGCCGGTCGCCAGGCTGATGCTCAGAACATCCTTCGTCAGCTCTGCCGTTCTGGTTGCGGTTTCCTCCGCCGTGCCCGTCAGCAGGGTGCGCACTTGCGACATACTCTCTTCAAGATCTGCCGCTTGCTTGAGGCACGCCGCACTAATCGTGGCCGTTGCGGCCACGGTTGCGACTGTCGCAATGCCGATGCCCCTTGCAATAGAGCTTATCCCTTTAGAAAAACTGGAAAATTGCTTACTAGCCAGATTCACGCTTTTTTCAAGCGATTTGTCCAGCTTGCCCGCAATCTTAATGCTTAATTCAAGCGAGTTTTTTTTCGCCATCCCTTCGTCACCTCTTGCACTTCCTCGCTGATCTCAAGTAATTCGCTGACAGGGAGGCGCAGGTAAAAGTCAACCCCGGTGTGCGTAACGGTAGAAATAGCGATTGCCAGTTTCCGCAGCGCACGCCCGCCGCCTTTTATCCGAAAAAATCCGCATCGTTGACGGCTCCCTTTATCCGCACCGCCTCGCGCAAAGGCATCCCCGTGTAAAACTCGACCTTTCGATTTGTTGCCATGGCGGCGATGCAGCAGCAGTAGAAGTACCCCGCAGCGGGTTCGGAGAGTGTTGCGCCCGCAGCTGCCGTCTGTTTTTCTGCCGCTCGCACATTCATGCTGTTCAGCTGTTTGACGTTTGAAAGGTCAATTTCTTCTGCCGTTTCGCCCTCATAGGTATACGGGGCCATCAGGGGCAGAACGTGTTCTTTATCCTCCGGGGCTTCGCCGAGAAACATTTGCACAGCCTGCCGCACCTTGCGGCACTCGCCATACGGGAGCATCTGGAAAAACTCAATCGGCATTCCTGCACCAACTGCGGCGATCTCGTCAAGATACGCCTGCGACGTTTCAGCCTGCATTGCCGCCATCATTTCGCCTTGCCGAACAAGTCGATTTTGTGCGTCAACCGCATCTTTTACGGTCAGCTTTTCAAGGCCAGAGAGGTCGATATTGGTGTAATCGGTTCCCTCAAAGTTATACGGATTTTTCAGCGTAACAAGCAATTGTGCCATAATTATTGCCCTTTCTTAAAAA